GGTACTTCTATTTGCACGCTGCTGTGTTTCGGCGGGCGTGGGTGTCACAAAGCTGGTGGTGCAGCCCCAAAGTGTGGCGTGCCCCCGAAGGGGGTGCGCTGCGCTGGGGTGCGCAACGGTACGCCAACAAGCTTACTAATTGTTAAGGAGCACCTCGCATGCAACGTTTTCCACTCGCTGATCAACTAGGCTTCATCATTCCCTCCGGCAGTAATACTTGCTGGAGTCTCAATACACGTGAACAGGAACATCTTGCCGCCTCTGGATATGTAGAACTTCATCGCGAACCTTTCGCCAAGGATGACCAAGGCAATGACATGTTCGCCGTGCTTTTCTGCAAAGGCGAATATGCGGTCGACCCCAAGATCCGGGCTGTTCCAATGCCTGAAATGGTAGCACACGGCCCTGTTGCGTCGCTTCCTGTACATGACGAATTGCAAGGAGACAATGATGAATCCCTCACCCCCGAAGATTGAGGATTTCCAGCCGCCTCGCTCCCTCGAGGCTGGGTTCGACTACGTTTGGACCACAGGCCAGGAACTCCTCATAGAATTCCAGAACCAAGGCTATATCTTCACCAACCAATTCGCTGACTCGCAAGGGCAGCGCTACCAACTTCTTACCAAGGGTAAAAAGGAACGTGCTGTCTCTTCCGACAACGTTGCACCTCGTGTTAGGGTAGTCTACCCCGACACTTGGGATATAAAGGAAGGAGCTACATATGGAGCACGCGACACGCTAGGGGAAACAACCACTCCGCAAAGTCTACAAACACTAAACGTAGCTCCTTCCTTCAGTCTTGACGACGCAGAACCCGCTCGAGAGGAGTCTCATGGCGAAGAAGAAGAAGAAGTCGAAGCCCAAGCCTAAGATGCCTTACTAAACTATATGGCCGTAAATCCTACCCCCATCTCCCTTTCCGAAGCCGATCAGACCACTATGGCCTCTATTCTCGACGCTTGGATCGAAGAAGGTCTTAAGGCTCGCTATCCAATGGAAATGGAGTGGAAGGAGGATTTACGTACATACATGGCGATGCCAAAGAGTCAGGAGAAGAACTTCCCTTGGAAGGGCGCCTCCAATCTCGTCATCCCCATGAAGGCGATTGTTGCTGACTCGATCCAAGCGCGCCTCCATGCTGCCATCTACGACAAAGAGCGGGTGTGGCAAGCAGATACTCTGGATCCAGAATTCGTCGAAGATGCTCAGCTCTGCGAAGAAGTTCTGGACATGGAGGCGCGCAATCGCTTGCAACTCGAACGTAAGACCGCTGTATGGGAAGGCGAGGCAATTCTTCACGGCACTTCCTTTCTAAAAGGCATGTGGCTTGATGATCGTCGCCTTGTTCGTGTCTCCCTCGCTAATGAGCAGTCGGAGTTCCAAGAAGTCTTCGATCATTACGGTCCCGACTTCTCCAACATCGCTATCGAAGACATTGTCGTGCCTCCAGGCGCTGCAGCAATCAACGGCGCTAATCGTTGCCAATGGATTGATCACGTCTCCCCTCTACGCTGGGACCAACTGAAAGATCGTGAGCGTTACGGTTACAACAAGGCGGTCATCGAACGTATCAAAGGCGAGAAGTACTCCGACTGGCAACTGGAGTTAAAAGAAACTCGCGACCAACTTCAAGGCATCAATCGTATTCGCCGTGAAGGCTTCGATATTCACGAAGTCTGGTGCAACTTCCCAATCTACGAACTCGACAAGTTCCCCGATCGTAAGGTACCGTTTCGTGGTAAGACCTACGAACGCGAATGGGTTGAACTTGTCATTACCTACCATCATCGGACCAAGTCGATTGTTCGTGTCCTCGAGAATTGGAACGAGATCGCCTGGCGCCCGTTCTTCAGCCTAAACTACATCCGTCGGGCTAACTGCATCTACGGTCTCGGCATCGGCCGTGCAATTCATTCCATGACCGAAGGTGTCGATACCATCCACAATCAGCGTATCGACAATTCAACTGTCGCCAATACGCGCATTTGGAAGGCTAGAAAAGGCGCGTTTGCTCGCGGAACTAGCATTTCCCCCTCTAAAATCTTGTTCATGGACAATCCAAAGGAAGATCTCATCCCGGAGGCGCACGGTGATGTCTATCCTTCCTCCCACCAGAATGAGCAAGTGCTCCGTGATTACATCGAACGGCGCACTGGCATCAACGACTACAATCTCGGTCGTGAAGATCCCGCCGGGCGCTATTCGGCAACTGCTACGAGTACGCAGCTTCTCCTCAAGGAAGGCACGCGCAAGTTCGACTTCATCATCGCGGACTGGCGCCAGGATTGGGGTATTCTTGCAACATGGCTTGTCTCGCAGTACAAGCAATACGGTTACCACTATCAGGAATTCCTAGTTCAACAGCTCGGTATGGAGAAAGCGACGCGATTTATGCTCGCTCTTGACCGCCAAAGCTCGCAACCGACTTTTGCCGTGTTCAAATTCCTCCTTTCAGCCGCCACAGTCTCCGACTCTAAGCAGGTTCGTATGGAAGAGAACATGCTTATGATCGATGTTACCGAACGAATCTACGGCCAAGTGCTCCTCCTTGCCGGCAATATCACTCGCGGCTTCGACCAAAACCAGATGCCGTTCACTGATGCGCAGAAGATGATCGCTTGGGACGCGATTGAAGCCGGCCTAACGCTGTACAAACGCATTCTTCAAGCGCTCAATGTCAAGGACCAGGACAAATACCTCATCACGCCTGAGGTATTGCAGGAGGCCATCTTTGTTGGAGCTCGACAGAGCGCGATTAATCAGGCTGAAACAGCTCTTCTTGGAACCGGCGGGTCAAACATTCCAGGACTTCCTCCGGGAGGAGCTGGTCCTGGGGCTCCGCCGCCTGGCCAGGGAGGAGCAGGAACCCAGAGTCCGCCAGTTGCAGGGCAGAATCCTGCTGTTGGAGGAGCTTCTTGAATTACCAACACTCAGCCTAAAGGACCTGCCTAATGACTCAGATCCCGTTCCGTAATCATGGACGGCCAATTCCGCCGAAGAAGACGGAGGTGGCTAAGGAACCGACTGTCCAGGAGTTGCTACAAGGTGTAGCCACTCAACTTAAGACTCTTGGCGAGAACCTTGCTGCAACCAATCAGCGTATCGATACTCTTGCCAAGCCGCCTGCACAGCAACAGCAACCTCGCCAACAGCAGGAAGAGCAGTCTAACCAATTCGTCTCGCCCACAGACGATGAATACGCCGCCAACCCTACTCAATCCATCATGCGTGTTGTTGATCACGCCATGTCGCAGCGTATGCGCGAAGAGGCTGGTCCTGTAGTAGCTGCGGCGTTCGACGCCAATACGCAGCTTCACCGTGAAGCCCTCAAGAAGAAACATGGCGGCGTTTACAATCTCCTCGAAGCTGACCTTGATACCTTTATCAAGGAGAAGGGAATTGGTGCCGATATTCTTGCCACGCGCCTCCCTGATGGTTCTACTGGTATCGAACGCGCCTTTCAAACCGTGGTCGGTATGAACCTTCCCAAGATTATGGACTCGCTCCGCAAGTTCAATGACGAAAAGCCTGTTCCTCGCGAACGCGAAGAAGTTCCTTTCGTCGAGCGAGGCGGACCTCGTCAAGCACCGCAGCTTGGTGCTGACGAGCGTATGTCTGATGCCGAACTTGAAGTCGCCAAGACCCTTGGCATTTCCAGTGAAGAGTACCTTGCAGGTCGCAAGGCCTCGATTGTTACCACACCCGATTTGGGAGGCCGCAATGGCCGAACTTGAAATCAATGTCACGCGCATTGACGGTAAGGCCCTTGCTGGCCGTCATGCGTATGATGAATTCAGCCCGATGAGTCTTGCTTGGCAAGCGCCAGGTACGATTTATCGATGGTTGGATAGGCACCCTCAGGTGCTGGCTGAGCGTAAGCGGCAGGGATGGAAGATCTGTAACGTTACAGACGACTTTGTCAATCGAGGTTGCCCTTCGGACCTCCTTCCTGCCTCTGACGTGCCTACAGGAGAGATCATCTTTGGCGAGTCTATTCTCGGCCAGATGCCTCTCACTGTAGCCAATCAGCGATACAAGCGCAATATCATTGATAAAGCAGCTGAACGCACGCGAGGACGCGCTGAAATTGCCCTCGCAGAAGGTGAACGTACTGCTCGTGAACTTCGCGCTCGTGGCGTGACTGTTCGTGGCGGTAACGTAGTCGAACGTGTCGACCAGCGTGAGGCAGAGCGCGATTGGGGCTCTCCTTACGATCTCACGACTCGAGACAAGCAAGGACAAGTTATCAACCCTCAGTTTGATAGGAGCAAATAATGACCGTCAGTTGGGGCACACGGTCGGGAATTACCCGGCGTGCAGAGCAGTTCCTCCAGGAGTTCGAACTGGTCAGGTGGACCAGCGACTTCAATAGTCAAGAGTTCGCAGAAGGTGCAGCACAGACTTTCAAGGCAGGACAGCCTGTTAAGCTGTCGGCTGGCCTTCTGATTGCCTGTGTTGATTCTGACACCGCAATTCTTGGCATCGCAGTAAAGGGCGCTAGTGGTGTCACTGGCACTCCCGTTCCAGTGTGGGTTTGCAATGAAGATATCATCTTCAAGGCGAAGTGCACTGGTGGTACTCCTGCAGCGGCTAACGTTGGCGTTCTCTACGAAGTGGACCTTACTGCCACTGTCTTCACTGTCAACCTGGCTGCGACCACCAACGTAATGTTCCGTGTTGTTGGTCTTCCCGTTGGCTTCGCGACCACCACTCACGAGAACTTCCTCAAAGTATACTGTGTCGGCGCACACGCCGCACGGCAGATGAATTAAGGAGTAAAGACACATGACTAGTACAGGTAGTGCGGCACGCCTCCTCGATCCCGGCTATAGGTTCATCTTCTTCAAGTTCCTCGAAGAGCATGGCATGGAATACATGTCGGTATTCAACACCATGGATACTGAGAGGGCTTATGAGGAAGACATCGTCTTCGCTGGCCTTGGAGCGGTGCCCGAAAAGTCTGAAGGCAGCAACGTCTTCTTCGATGACCCGATTCAAGGCAACGTGGTTCGCTACACGCCGATCGAATTCGGCTTGGGCTTCCGCGTTACCGAGATCATGCTCGAGGATGACCTTTACGGTATCATGAACAAGGTTGTTCAGTGCCTGGCGCGGTCTGCACGTCACACCATCGAGACCATTGCTTGGGACGTACTCAACTTCGCGTTCGATGCTACGCGCCCTGGCCAAGACAACGTGGCATTGTGTCACACTGCACATCCTCTCCTTGGCGGGGGTACACAGGCGAATCGCCCGACAGTCGACGGCGATTTCAATGCGACCACTATGCAGGCAGCGATCGATACGTTCGAGCGTATGGTCGATCACCGTGGTCTCCCCATCGCGATGTCAGCTCAGCGGATCATCATTCCGCCGGAGCTGAAGTGGAAGGTGCGAGTTGCTCTTAACTCGGCAATGGTGCCTGGCAGCACCAACAACGATATCAACGCGCTTAAAGAAGAAGGGCTCAACTACTTCATTGGCCATTTCCTCCTCAGCCCCACTGCGTGGTTCGTTGATGCTGGTCAGGGAACTCACGACCTTCGCTTCTACAACCGCCGCGGTGTGCGCTTCCGGTCGGCAGACGACTTTGATTCGGGCGATAGCAAGCACAAGGTAGATTTCCGTTGTGTTGCTGGATTTACCAGCTTCTACGGATTCTACGGCAACGCAGGAGCGTAACTATGGCGCCACAGGCGGTCAGAACTCAATTCTCCCAAATGGGTCTTGGCGACATCGGCGCTCTTGGCGGCGCTCTTGAAAATGGGCCTCTTGAAATCGAAGGTAAGCGGAAGCTCTTTTGGGCTTTCAATGACTTCCTTACAGCTGAGGAATATACAGCAGGGGGCGTTCCGTGGACTGAAACAGAGACTGATGCTTCGGCGTCTATCACACTAACAACCAGTACGCCAGGCACCTTGATTCTCAATGCAGGCACTGTAGACGCTACAGGTACTCAAACGCAGATTGCCGGCACCCCGCTCAATTTTGAGCGTGGTCATGCTATGTTACTGGGCGCTATTGGGCCCGCCGGCAACGGTAAGAATGCCTTCCACGGCTTCGGTTGTCGTGTTAAGGCAGACATTGCGGCGGCCGGTCATATCTTTGCTGGTATGGCAGGTACTGACAGCACCTTGGTAACCGCGGCTACAGGCATTCCTGCGCCTGGTGCCACAGTTCCTATGATCGCGTTCTACTCCCAGGGTGCCAGTCTTTATGCTTACTCTCATCGTTCAACCAGCCTTCCGATCTCTACGTTGGTTGCCACACTGGCCAATGACACGTATGTCGAACTGGCCTTCCGGTCAGTTCACAAGAATGCTTGGGCCCATTCTGGCACTACAGTAGATCCCACGATGGGCTATACTGAGTTCTGGGTAAACGGCGTCAAGAAGGCTACGCATAATGGCTACGTTGGCGGTGGTATTGGCACAACTTACAGGCCTAGTTTCGCAGCTACTAACGGTGTTGGCTCTGACATCGTGCTGACTGTCGATTACTTCTGGCAGTTTGCCCAGAGGTTGGCAATCTAAAGGAGGCCTTATGCGAGTCCTTTTACTACTGGCATTTTGGCTCCTTCCTAGTATCGCTCTAGCGGTTAATGGTGCAGTATGCAACATGATGCCTTCCGGCACGCCAGGTGGCGCTACTGTTAAGAATAAAGCGGCCGCATGCGTAGATGTCTGTGATTACACCACTGTAGGTGGTATTCAAGGACCTATGACATGCGGCCCTTTCTACATTCCTTACCAGAATGCTGAAAGCACCTCTTTCCGTATTATCACCAATACAACAAACTGCGCATTTGACACTGTTAGTATAATTCCCTGGCATAGTTCTGTAGCGCCAGTAACTAACGATATTGTCGCTACATTGGCAATCTTCGATGACGACGGTACTGGTGGCACTTGTGGCGGCGCTCAATGTGTTAGTTACGTTGCGCCCTTTGCATTAGCTGGATGGGTATACGTTACCAGTAATGGCGCTGTTGTTGGAGGCGCTTCGTGTCCAAGCTTCAAGTTGCGTATGATGCAAGGCGATTCAGAGTGGGTTTTGCACTAGTCTGGCTG